TTTGTCACGCCAAGTGGCCACAAAATCCGGCACTGGCTCTGCTCAAATATGCGGTTAATCCCGCCTGAACGCACAACAATTTTGCCGTCAGCCGCAACAACAAAATCTCTCTTTTTCCCAACACTTTCCACAATCATCGTCTTGTCTCCATCATTGCGCCTAAGCGCCGTTGTCTCCATAACCAGACAATAGCAAGGCCTGCCCAAGGTGTCAATAACTTTTTTTAGTTTTTTTTAGAAAATGCGCAAAAAGATTTAATTAGCCAGATATATATTGATCCCGCGTGCGCGTAGCAATTTCCATCGCGCGAATATCATAAAATTTGCCGGAAATCTATTCGGTGGGATTGCCTTGGTACCGGAATACCACAATAAAAAAAACTAAAAAAACTTGCACAAAGTTGTTGACGGACTCAACGCTCGTTGCTATTGTCTGGTTATGGAGACAATGCGGAGATGGAGACAAGACGATGTCAAATTGTAAAATTATTATGAATGTTAAAAATGCCGATACACCAGCCGAGGCATTGGCGCTGGTTTGGCAGAGGGATGGTGGGGCATCACATTCCCCAAAATGCGCCACGCGATCACTGCCTTTCGGCCATCATTATCGGGCAAAAAGAGATTTTGATAATGCAATCTCGGAGTTTTCTGAATCTGTAAAGGGTGTTGTTCACATCGAATCGATTCTTGAAAAGTCGGATGAATTTCTTAAAAAGAACAACGGAAAATTTTCCTTTTCAAAACGCCGAGGTTATATGGTTCTTGAATTTTTACCTTAATTTGACCCATTAACAAAAGACAGCCTTCTGGGCTGTTTTTTTGTGCCTTGGTAATTAGTCCCATTTTGCGACTAAAACAGACATCGGCAAAAAACCTGCTAACAAATTTAGAGACGCAAGCAAAAACAATAAGTTATATGTTGGCCACAATCGGCGGGCAACATCGGCAAAATCTGCGCGGCATGGCTGAATATCTTAATGCCTTCAAGGTGTTAATGCCGCTTGCTGATTTTGCGCTTTATGCTTCTGGTAATAGTCCAAAAATGAGACCAATTTACCCATGCAAAAACCATGCCAACCCTTGGGCGCAGGATAAATAATTGACACGCATCCCGCCTGCGCGTATATAATAGTCCCATATTCTGACCATTATCAGGGGCGGACATGGATAAGCGAGACGGCCAGCCGCAGCACGGCAACACGGGATATACAACAAGCTACAATCCAGACGTGCACCCAAAAGCCGTTGACGATTGGTGTAATGGCGCGTGGCGTGGTGTCGATGGGATCGTGTGTCCGACGATTGAGGCGTTCTGCCTTTGGGTCGGTATCAGCAAGCAGACAATCTTAAATTGGCAGAAAAAAGACTATCCCGGCTGGCAAGGAAAATTCGATAAGCTTAAATTGTACTGCGAAAGCCAGCTTGTCCAGTCATCGCTAGGCGGCGTCGTAAAAGAACAGACCGCATTGCGTGTTCTGTCCGTTGCTTATGGCTATAATGACAAGACAATCGTAGATAACCAGTCCAGTGATGGCAGCATGTCACCCAAAGCGACTATTGATGTGTCGCTGTTACCTATGGATGCGTTAAAAGCCATCCGTGAGGCCAAGATCAAGCAGGTTGACAACGATGCGCCTGACTGAGCTTGACCTGTTTAACGTCGACAAAGAGCTGTGTAGACGCAGCTTTGCAGAGTTTGTAAAACAAGCATGGCACGTGCTAGAGCCAGCTCAACCCCTGATCTGGGGATGGTCGATGCAGGCAATATGTGACCATCTGCAAGCAATCACAAATGGCGATATACAGCATCTTGTAATCAACGTGCCGCCCGGCCTGTGCAAATCTCTGCTTGTATCCGTTTTCTGGCCTGCGTGGGAGTGGGGGCCAGCCGGCAAGCCAGATATGCGCATTATCAGCGCGTCGCACTCGCAAGATTTGTCAATCAGAGATAGCCAGCGATGCCGCGATTTAATATTGTCCACCTGGTACCAAGACAGATGGCCGATTAAAATAAAAGATGACCAAAATCAGAAATTGCATTTTGCCAACACGGATACAGGCTTTCGACAGGCCGCCGTCTACTCAACCATGACGGGCAAGCGCGGCAATCGCGTGATTATTGACGATCCCATGCCGGTAATTGCGGCAAACAGCGAGTCCGCTCTTGCTGAGGCAGAGCGCGTGTGTCGAGAGGTTATCCCGTCGCGTGTTATCGACAAGGCAAAAGATGCTTTTGTGTATATCCAGCAAAGGTTGCATGAGCGTGACACAACCGGCGTGCTGCTTGAGCTTGAACCGCATAAGTGGCAACACTTATGCTTGCCGATGGAGTTTGATCCAGCCCGCGCCTGCAAGACAGTGATCTTTTCCGATCCGCGCAAAACGGCGGGGGAATTGCTGTTTCCAGAGCGTTTCGATCAAGCGGCCATTGACGATTATAAAAACAACCTCGGCCCGTATGGATATTCAGCGCAATACCAGCAGCGCCCCACGCCTATAGGTGGTGGGTTAATTAAGCGCGAATGGTGGAAACTGTGGCCGTCCGACAAGAAAATCCCGAAGTTTTCTCAAATAATTCAATCGTACGACACAGCATTTTCGGACAAGGAAACCGCCGATAGCACGGCTTTTACAGTCTGGGGCGTGTTTCTTTTCGATGGGCGCATGAACGCGATGCTGATTGATTGCTGGGCAGAGCGGTTGACCTATCCAGACTTACTTTTACGTGCTATCAGAGAATGGAATGAAGAGTACGACACGCAGACGAACGGGCGCGGCGATTACCTGCCACGCCGGGCGGATTGGTTGCTGGTTGAGAACAAATCCTCTGGTCATGGCCTGATCCCTGATCTGGTGCGTCGTGGTGTACCAGCGACAACCATAGAGCGTAACAAGCAGCACGGCGACAAGACGGCACGTGTGCATAGCGCATTGCCTTATCTAGCATCCGGTCAATTCTGGATACCGGAGAGTAAAAACCACAAAAATCAACCGGTTAGCTGGTCGGATGATTTCTTGAAGCAGTTAACCAATTACCGCCCCGGTGGCGCAGGACATGATGATTACGTCGATAGCTGGTCACAGGCGGTTTTGTGGATGAAATCGCAATCATACCTTGACGTGCATGATATGGCCAATCCGGTTATGCGGTTTGAAAAGCCAGTGCGCGAATTTGTGAACCCATACTCATGATGGACAGAACGATGGACGACATAAAAATTGATATTGCCGATGAGAACGGACTTAACCTTGTCGCGGTTAGCCTTGATGAGGAAGAGGATCAAGGGCCATCATCCGAGGAATCGCGGGCGCATTTTGAAAACATTGTCGATTCTATAGATCGGATTGAACTCATTAAAATTGCAAACGATCTTGTGCAGAAAGTCCAGCAAGACAGAGACGACCGCAGGCCGCGTGACGATCAATACGCGGAAGGTTTGCGCTTGACTGGCCTTGAAGAGCCAGCACCGGGCGGCTTGGGTTTGGTTGGTGGCAGCACAGTAACGCACCCTATGATTGCTCAAGCGTGCGTTGATTTTTCAAGCCGGGTTATGCGCGAGATATTCCCGGCGAACGGGCCGGTAAAGGCGAAAATTCTCGGTGAGCAAAACCACGAAAAGATTAAAAAAGCGCAACGCAAAACTGAGTTTATGAACTGGCAATGCACCGAACAGATTAAGGAATTTCGGAAAGAGCTTGAAAAATCCATGACGCAAGTGCCGCTTGCTGGAGCGCACTACTTCAAGCTATCGTGGTCTTCATATCTGCAACGTCCTGTTGTTGAAAACATCCCGATTGATTACCTGTTTATTCCGTTCTCTGCGTCCAGTTTTGAATCCGCTGAACGCGTGACGCACGTTTTGAGGTTGACCGACCAGGAAATCAAAGAGCGTTATAATTTTGATGAGATGCTACCGGACACAGATGCTGGTGAAATCAGCGCTGCCGAGGCTGTAAATGACCTGATCGAAGGCCGTGACAGTGCATCGCTGAACGTGTCTGAAGATGGTTTGAAAGAAATCTATGAAATATCAGCCAACCTTGAGATTGAAGGCGAGCTTTGTCCATATTTGATAACTGTTGAGCCAAACAGCCGAACAGTTTTGGCGCTTTACAGAAACTGGATGCCGGATGATGAGCTTAAGCGCCAGCTTGAATGGATTGTTGAGCTGCCGTGCATCCCGTGGCGCGGGGCTTATCCTATCGGTTTGGTGCAGCTTATCGGCGATCTGGCAAAAACCGCCACAGGGTCATTGCGTGCGTTGCTTGACAGCGCGGCAATCCAGAATATGCCAACCGGGTTTTATCTCAAGGGTGGCCCGAATGGCCAAGAGGTTATGCTACGGCCTGGACAATTAACGCAGATTGACGCTGGCTCAACCACGGATGATATTCGCAAGTTTATCATGCCGAACCCCTTTGCGCCGCCATCGCCAATCCTTGCGCAGTTGCTTGATTATGTGGTTAAGGCCGCACAAGAGACGATCAATATCGGCATGGACAAGCTGGCCGAAAACAATCCCAATGCACCGGTTGGCACAACGCTTGCCCTTATTGAACAAGGCATGGTTGTATTTTCTGAAATGCACCATCGTATGCACAATGCAATGGCGCGTATTTTGCAAATCCTGCATCGCGTTAATCACCTGTGGCTTGATGATGAATGCCTGGCGCGATGGGAAACTGGTCTGAAAGTTGAGGCCGCCGACTTCGATGGTGTGTTTGACATTATTCCGGTTTCTGATCCGCGCATATTCAGCGAGGCGCAACGGTTTGCGCAGACACAGGCTATCATCCAGCGTGCCATGCAGGTGCCGGGCCTATACGACCCACGCAAGGTTGAGACGCTGTTCCTTGAGCAAATGAAAATAGCTCCTGAAACGGTTTTGGTTCCAGAGCCTGGCAGCGAAAATCTTGATCCTGTGTCCGAGAATGTATCTATTTCAATGGGCCAGCGCGTGGCAGCTCTGCCGAAACAAGATCATATGGCACATCTCAAGGTACATATTGCCTATATTCAATCGCCGCTTATGATGGATGAGGTCAATAAGCAAAAGGCCCTGTATCCGCTGGCGATGCACCTGCTTGAGCATATCCAGCAATACTATCTTACTGAGACACACGAGGCGGTCACGCTGGCGATGGACTTTGATGAGACAGTAAGTGATGACGCCGATAAACAAGCTGAAATAATACTGTTGGCACAACAGAAGATTGAGCAGGGGTTGATGCCGTTTATGCCGATTATACAGGGCATCGTTGAAGAAGCACAGAAATACAAGCCGCAATCCCCGTCCATGCAGAATCCTGCTATTGATGTTGAGCGGGTGCGCGGTGAACAGCGGATGCAGCTTGAGCAGTTCAAGGCTAGTGCAGACCAGCAGTCGATGCAGATGAAACAGCAATTCGACCAGCAGCTTGAGAAAATGCGTCAGGACTTTGAAACGCAAATTGAGATGATCCGCCAGCAAGCTGAAAGTGAGCGGGAAAACGCAAAATTGCAATTAACCAACGATCTTGCAGTGGCAGAGCTTGCCACTGGCGCGAATGTCAGCAACGCCAACGGATTGCCGACAGGGGTTTGAAATGTTTGAGGGATTGCGTGAATTGAGAAAAGTTCTTGAGGCATATCAGAACGAACATGCTCATAACGCGATGAAAAAACCAGCGGGTGAAGGTGACGATGGTTTTTCGTATCTTCGGGGGCAGTATCGCGGGATCAGCGATGCAATAACCGCCTTGGATGCAGTTATAGAACGCCTTCAAAACGATGATGACGAATGATCGTTGTCAAGAAAAGGATGATTAAAAATGGCTTATGAATACACGCTTGAAGAGGCTTTTCCGGAGGTTGCGGTTGAGTTCCAACCCGTCACAAATAAAGTGTTGGTGCAGCTTCGGCAACCGAGACAGCAAAGCAGTGGTGGCATCTTTTTTGTCCCTGGCACCCAGGAAGGGGTTCAGCAGACCACAGTAATTGCCAAGCTGTTGGCTGTTGGCCCAAATGCGTTCAAAGGCCCTGGCAAAGGACGCGAATGGAACGAAAACCTGAACGATGAACGGCCAAAGCCAGGTGATTACGTTGTTATTCGCCGATGGGCTGGCATCAATTACATGGTGGAGCCGGTTAATTACAAGCCATTACCGGGGGATAAGCTGCCGAACGGCGGCAAGGTTATTCTCGGCATTATTGATGACGTTGAAGTGATTGGGCGCGGGGTTGTTGATCCTGTCAATGCTCAAATGCACGGCGTTCCGGTGGCTATGTAAGGAGGAACCAGCATGAGTGACAAAGAAACAGACGAGCTTGAAGCCTTGATCGCCATGGTTGAGGTTGAAATCGAAAACGATGAATCTGAGGTTGGTCAAGATTCTGAAGCCGAAGCCGCCGGAGAGCAAGAAAGTGACGATGAAGGCACTGAAGACCCGGATAGTGAAGAAGCAGAACATAATGAGCCAGAAGAACAAACAGAAGAAGAAAAGGCTGAGGCCGAAGAAAAGCGGAAATGGCCCAAGCTAACCAGCAAAGAACGCCGGGAGCGCAAGCGCCGGGCGGAAGAGCATACCAAACGGGAGCTGGAGGCTGCGAAGGCAGAGGCGTTGCGTCTTCGCCAGGAACAGGCAGAGATCAAGCAGCAGCTTTCTTTGCTTCAAGCACAGGCAGTTGATAGCACACTGGCGCAAATTGACCATTATTATCAACAGGCACAGGCTGCGTATATTGATGCTGTGAACAACGGTGATAGAGAAAACGCAGCAAAGGCCGATCATTTTATGCAAAACCTTGTCATTGAGCGGGCGAAGCATATTCACCAGAAACAGGTACATATTGAGCAGGCAAAACCTAAGCCTGTTCAGAATACACCCCAAGTTTCGCCGGTTGTTGCGTCTTATGTTGAGAAATTTCAGCGGGACAATCCCTGGTTTGAAACGGATGCGAACGGTAGCCCAAGAAACGATGAAACAGCAATTGCCAAGGCGATTGACAATTTGGTTGCTTCGGAAGGTTACAGCCCCGAAACGCCGGAATATTGGCAAGTTTTGCAATCAAGGATCAATCGGGCCATGAAAAGAGATATTCCACCACCTGTAACACGCACAAAAGGTGGGCCTGTGATTGGAAATGGCAGGCAAAACACCACAAGGTCAACTTTAATTGGTCAAGACTGGGTTGACGCATTTGGGGGCGGAGAAATTGGCAAGAAAAAAGCCGCTGAGTATCTTAAAAGATACGGAAAAGACCTTTAACAAAACAATCACCTGTGATAGAATGGAGAATAGAACATGACTACCGATGAAAATTCGTTCAAAAAGTCGGCAAAGGTTCCGGTTGAGGCGCAAGCACCAGCACCAGCGCAGCACATTGATCCTTACGATGACGATTTTAATCTAGATCAGTTCCTTGAGCGGAGCGTTAGCAATCCGCTTGCAGTTCCGGGCAAACTTCCGGGTTTTGAGCTTTTGTGGGCATCAAAATCTGTGCAAGGCGACATTGCCCAGCGAAAACAGGTTGGATATGAAATTGTCCATCCTAGCGAATTTCCACATTATCAGTATTCCGACTCCGAAAGTCGGGATGAAATCACCGTAAACGAAATGGTTTTGATGAAAATCAGGACTGAGCGTTGGAACGAGATTATGCACTTCTTGTATCGCAAGGAGCCGGACAAGCAAGTCGCAGGATTGCGCGCGGAAGTTCTGGCAAGAGCAAGAGCAGAGGCACTCGAAAACGGTGTAAATGGATTCGACACTCTGGTTGGCAGACAAAAACCAGCCAGATTTATGTAACCAAAACAGTCAGGAGATGGCTCAATGCCTTCAACATCATATGCTTTTGGCTTCCAGCCAATCAATACCGAGACGGGCGAATTACGTTTGTCACCTTATGTGATTGCGTCTGGTTATGCTCAAAATGTTTACACCGGCGATCCG